GCAATGAGACAGACCATGCCTTTAGATATAAGTGCAGCTGAATCAGCACTAAAATAAATTTTATCTTCAATAAAATGCGGGACCAGCCATGTTTGGCTCTGACAACCTGGAACCTCAAACTCTCTAATCTTAAGCGAATCTTCCATGGGTCTTGAATTTTTTCCAAAATCCATAATCCACATAAATTTATCCTGTGCATCTTCTATATTACTTAGAACTTTTACGTATCTTTCTAATTTTTCTTTTATCATTCTTTTTTTCTTTCACTTCTTTCATCCAATCAAGCTTTGGACCGAAGTACCAATTCTTAACTTTTTGATTTAACCAGTTATAACCCCAAAACCATTGTAAAACGTGTTTTGCCATTAAAACCCCGGGATGAATCGTACCACCCATGTCTTTAAAGCCTGATACCGGGCAATTATGAAGGTTTTTATTTGGCTGAAAACCGCCGGTTTATCATTTGGGTCCCAAACGTCCATTATTTGGGTTTTTCCTCTTTAAATAGACCTAATGTCCAATCTGCCTGTGCAATCGCACCTTTAACACCCATTAAAGTTGCTTCCATATTAGCAATAGCTTCTTTTCCCTGTTTTATTTTTGTAGCAAGATCATCATGTTGTTTTTGTAGATCTGATTTTCTTTTTTCAATTTCTTCTTTTTTCATCAACCTCTCCTTCCGGTTTTTTTATTTCTCCACTTAGCAGAACGTTTTCTTCTTTTTTTCTTACCAAGCTTTCTTCTTCCTTTGTGTTTTGCTAGTCCTACTTTAGCCACTATACTCCACACAGCCCTTCGCACTCATCTGCGAATTCTTCATCAAATGTTTCACCAAATAAACTTGCTTGTTTCTTTGGCTCCAAGAAATTTATTTCTCTAAGTGGTTTAGCTGATTTATGTAAAAACAACTCCGCCTTAGTATTCTTTAATCCATGTCTAATTTTATCATCAACCTCACACGCATCTTCAAAGTCCTCTGGATAATTCTTCTGCATATTTTTCCATTGGTCATTGTGATGGTAAGGACACCCAATACATGATGATTTACCAGGCATTGGATGCTTTTTTATATCACGATACCACTGAAGACAATCCATACGGGACATCTTCATTTCTATTAAAGGCCAACGTGATGTCAACCATGGTAGCCTTGCGTGTTTCATACGCATAGCTTCATCTGTAGATATACCAATCCATTGTTCCACAACTGTTCCTTTTTTAACTCTATGTCTTGGTTTTACACCCAAGATTTCTCTAATCTTTTTCTGAATAGGAATTACCTTATAATCATGTGTACATTGACGATATAACATTCCAACTCTTCCGCCTGGTTGCGCAGCAAATAGTGGAGGATTTGGTACGCGTCCAGCGAAAGATTTATGTTCCTCATTGGACCCTTTAATTGGGTTCGCTGCACGGATAAGATCCTCACGAATGTTACTTCGTTCTACAGTAATGAGTGGACAAATCGTTATTGCTTTTTTGAGGTATTCAACGTGTTCATAAACGAACTTAGGTTCCCACCCCGTATCAGCAAATATCATGTAATCTGGCTTATGTTTTGTTAATCCTTCTTGGGCCATGAGTGCGAGACAGGATGACTGAACCCCTGCCCCGAGTGATAATATCCGCAAATTTGGTTCTTTTTTGTTTCCTTCTTCGTCAAAATACTCAGGCTCTTTAGTTGCAGCAACTGCTGCCATATTGTTGAGCTTTTTCCTGTCAATTTTTGTAGACATTTGCTCCAAAACTTTTCTTCTTTCATATTCCATCTGCTCCGCGTTAATGGCAAAATTATTCTTCTTATTAGCTGCTCTTGCTTTGCCTTGTTCTCGGTACCCGGGTTTTCCGTCACTTTTAGTTGTCATTTAGTTCTCTCAATGTTCTGATGATTTTTTGCGTATAGTACACATCTTCAGCATAAATTGCAAGTGTCATCGCTAGTTTTTCTAAGTCTATTTCATCGCTGAAATGCTGGTTTATTCGTTCCTCCCTAAACTCATTATAATGATGATTATTATTTAGTAGTTCGATATAGTAGGATATGGATTCACATTTAGTCTCAAAGATCCTAAGCCCCCAGCTCACATTAGGTTTATTTAGTGGCTTCATTTGGTCATCTGCTGAGTCAAATGTTCGAATTCCTAATAGATTATTGCCTTCTACGGCAAACCTGGATCGACCCCATTCGGATTCGTGAATAGCTTGTGCTACAACTAAATTAACTGGAACCCTTTCATATTCTGAATGCATAGAATTTTGATGCACTACACATGCACGTACATTTTCTATAAATTCCTTATTGTTTGTATAATCCATCACTGGATTAAAACTTAAACAAATTAACATTGTTGCACAAATCCAGTTCATCCGCCCCAACTTTCTCCTAAATCAATATCAGTCTTGGAAGGTACTTCCAACTTAACACAATTCTCCATAACTTCCTTAACCTCATTAGCTTGTTTCTCGTCCTTAACAGAACAATCCAATTCATCATGTACTTGGATAAGTGGAATAATACCTAAATTTTCATACACGTCAACCATCGCTTTCTTAGTTTGATCTGCAGCTGAACCTTGGATTAATCTATTAAGAGCCTTATATGTGCCATATCTTTTAATAGCTTCCCCGTATTCAATCTTAGCTTGATTCAATGGTAATGGTTTATGTACTCCCCATTGTGTAGGTTCCCATAAATCAAAACGACATTTACGGCCAAGTAGTGTACGAATAACACCCTTAGAATTGGCTCTATTCATAACCGCCTCAAGCATTCCTTGCATAAAAGGAACTTTCTTTCTAAAGTCTGCTAGCATCACCTTTGCTTCTTGAGGCTCTAAATCTAACTCACGAGCTAGTTTATTATACCCCATGCCATACATAACACCTAATCCAATAGTCTTCGCAAGGCGTCTCTCGCATCCTGCCATTTCTGCTGTTTGTTGGTGAAAGTCGAGGTCTTTTTTATGATATGCTTCCTGTACTTCCCTAGCACCTGGTTGTTCGACGAGGCAGGCCCAATGTGTAAGTAATCTTGGTTCTTGTTGTGAGTAGTCTGCTTTAAGCCAGTACTCTCCTGGTTCTGGTATGAATAATTTCCTAATTTCTTTCGCGAATTGGCCCCTACTCGGAACCTGCTGTAAATTAGGATGATTATAAGAAAACCTACCAGAGACAGTACCTCCACTGTCAGACCTAATTTGGTTAATGTGAGCATGTATTCTACCCTCCTCTGTGTGATTCATTAATCCTTGCAAGAATGTACCTCTTAACTTATTTAATTCACGTGCTTGCATTATTAATCTTGGTAATTCATGTGGATGATCTGTCAAAAACATTTTAGTAAATGATGGCGCATTAGTCTTATTTGTTCTTTCATATGGTAAATTTAAAGCATCAAAAGCTTTTGATATTGATGCCGCAGCCCATATCTCTATATCCAGATTGGTTAGATCTTTAATGCGTTTCATCAACTTCTTTTCCTTGTTGTGAAATTTTTTGTTTAATTCAATACACTTATAAGTATCAAATCTAACACCGCGTTGTGTCATTTTAAAAATAACATGAATTAATTTACATTCTACATCATATACCGTTGTAAGATTATCTTTAACAATCTCCCATGATAATTTTTCGTGTAATTTATATGTAAGATCAGCGTCTGCTTCTGCATATTCACCAACAAATTCTGCTGGTAATTTATACATTTCAGATTTCGGGTCCACACCAAATGCATCAGCGGCTTCTTTAAGCTTTTGCTCATTCTTAAATTCACCTAGATATTCATGTACTATACTATTAAGTGTATATGAATATCTATTCTCATCTATAAGAGCTGCTGCTACCATAGTATCATGTAATCGACCTTTAACTTCTATTCCTAGAACACTAAGCCATCCAATATCATATTGTGCATTGTGAAACACTTTCTCAATTGAACCGTCTTCACATATAGATTTAATATATTTAATAACTTTCTTTTCATCCATATTACCACCCCCATCATGAGCGATAGGATAATAAGCTTTAAAAGAAGCTGTTGCCACTGCGATACCAATAACTTTTCCTCTTTTAGTCGGCCACCCTGGGCCATGTTTCACGAGCTCTGGATCACAAGTCTCCAAGTCGATAGCCACACGTTTCTCTATACGTGGAAATTCTGTGGGTGCTACCCACTGTGAAGTCACTGTCTTAAAAAGATCCTGAGTCATTAATTTCTCCTGCTATTGCTGCATAACCACACATATCAATGAAGTTATCTATGTTACTTTTCTTACCTTGGCTGTTCCTTGATATCTTCATCAGAACCATCATCAATGCTACATCCTCAGCTGTAATACTAGCCATTGGTTGTAATTTTTTGTCTAAAAATATATTCCAAAATTCTGCAATTTCTGCATGATTCTGAAATGCATCCCCGTGTGTTTCGTTCCTATCACCAGTGATAAGTTCTTTTGCTTTCTTGAGTATTTCTTCTTTGGTCATATTATGAACCCTCCTTCTCTTTGTGGTTGTACTATATGTAGTTGGTTACGAGCGCGTGTAGCTCCTACATAAAATACACGGCATTCATCGTCTGAATCTTTTTCCATTGCTTCTTGTGACTTTCTTGATAAGTCTGT